ATGAGTGCCGGGCTAATTTATATAGTTGAAGATGAAGTTAAAATCGCACAGATCCTTGTCGATTATCTTGTTAAAGATAATTATGACGTGAAGGTTCTGTACCGTGGAGATGAAGCGGTAGAGCGTATTATGGAAAGCAAGCCAGATCTTGTGATCCTAGATGTTATGTTACCAGGTAAAAGTGGTATCAATATTTGTAAGGAACTTAGAGAGCATTCTAACGTACCTATTATGATGTTGACGGCACGTATTGATGAAATGGACCGTCTAGTAGGTCTCAAAGTTGGGGCTGATGATTATGTCTGTAAGCCTTTCTTACCAAGAGAGGTTGTTGCTAGGGTTAATGCTATCTTACGTCGTGTGAACCGCATTGACGACGAAGAAGAGAAATCAACCGAGTTGGTATATCGTTCAATCACATTGGACCTTGAGTGTTTTAAATGCCACGCCAATGGTCAATATGTGGAACTCACACCTGTTGAGTATCGTTTGTTGCAAATTATGGTTTCCCGCCCTAAACGTGTTTTCTCTCGCGAAAGCCTGATGCAAAAATGCTACAAGGATGATCGTATTGTCAGTGACAGAACCATTGATAGTCATGTGAAAAACTTACGTAAAAAACTTGCTGCCGCTGATCCTAGTGAAGAAATTATCCACTCTATCTACGGCGTTGGTTACAAGGTCGAGTAAGCCTTTAGAGCAAAGTCACCTCTCTTCTTTTTTAGGGCCATAATTTAAGTATTATGGCCCTTTTTATCTTTTGTTAGCCTGTAATACTTATGCCATGATGAAAGAGCTGGTTTAAATTTCGGTTCATGCGGTAAAAGCAGATGATGGACGAAAGGTTGGCTTAAAAGTATCAGGGTCACGGTCTGTAGAGCATGGAATGTTACCCTTGGTTTAACCCTAGAAGAGGCCAAAAAAACTAATGTCAGATTTGGAAAAGGCCATTGAGTTTAAAGAAAGCTTTGAAGGTGAGGATAAAAGCCTTTAGGCGATGATTAATTGCTTCAAACTGAAGCAGTATGAACTGATTGATGGTTTAACAAAGTACTGAAAGTATCTTTAGTAGAGAATTTGATAGCTGCGAGAAGCGGCTATCAAATACAGGGTTTTATAAATTAGAGCAGTACTGAATACCAAAAAACGCGACCGATGACTCTGACGTCTAAGGCACTCTCTCCACTAAGCTCTTCATCATGATGGTCTGGGTTAGCTGAGCGAATTCTTAAACCATTAAAAGGTAATCGATATAGGTATTTTACCCTTAGCATGCCGCCATGCTCGATAGCGTACATTTTTCCGTCTTGAATCTTGGTTTGGCTGGTATCTAGGCCAACAGTTGAACCGTTAGGTAGTATTGGCTCCATGCTATCGCCATTCACTTTACAGCAAGCCACTGTCTCACTTGAAACACCTGCTTTATTAAGGGTTGAGACATTAAATCTAAGTTTTTGGGTGGCAATATCTAGCACGTTGTTAAATCCGTTTCCTGCTGACAACTCAATTTCACTGAAAAAAGGTATTTCTACCTCGTTTGGGTTTAAAGGGGTATCACTGTCCCAAGCATCGATATGCCCTAAGTTAAGATGGCTATCTCGCTTGTTGTCCTCTTGAGTTTGAGTTGCCTGCATTTCTCCCGTGCCATATTCAAGCCATTCTGTTCTAACGCCTGTGGCGACAGAAATGGTTTGTACTTTTTCGCGGCGTGGTTGAGATTCACCATTAAGCCATTTATTTGCTGCCTTAACGGTAGTACCGGTTTGTTTTGCTAGCCAAGCCCCAGCGCCATGACGCTGTATGCCTGCTTTTTGCAGTGCTATGAGAAGCCGATCTGAAAAAGACAAAGTGATTACCTTAAATTTATGAACCAAGAGTTCAATTATGATTCATTGTTGCGGAACTTTCAGTTCATATGTATTATGTACTAAAAGTTCACTTAATGTTTTAAAAATGTACTAAATCATTAATATGAATTGATAGGTGACCTTAAGTTCACATAGTTTGATCAAATGCAATAAAGGTATGGCAGAAGCCTGCTGCTGGAGGAAGGAAGATGACAGCTCACGCTCTTCACGTTAACTATCCAAAAACACTCTTATTTTCTTTTACGACAAGTGAAAGGAATCTTTTGAAGGAAATAGCAGGGCATTGGATGAAGATGTATGCCTGTCATGAGATTGATCGTGGTAATTTGGTTGGATTTCATTTTTTAACCGTATGGGACCCTTTAGTCACCTTAGAAAAAATTAGGCTTCAGCCTTGCTTTAAAACTGATGCAATCAGAAGAGGTGGCTATGAATTTGATATTGGTCGTCAGCGAGATGTCCCTCTATGTGTCTACGAAGTGCAGATGCTGTGTGAAATGGTGAAAGCCGCTGTGGAATGTCGCTTAAATCGATTTTTGTTAATAGATAAAGGTTCGATGGCAGATGTTGTGGGAAGACGCTTAACCTGGTCTTGGATGAATAGTCAGGTCACCATTTCCTTATCTCAAAAGCTGGATCTATTAGATCAGGTTGCAGGGCTTTTTTATGGACACAGTGCTTATCAATCTAGTTGTTTAGCAATTGAGACATTAGCAGGTGTTGAGTATGCCTAAGCAAATACCTTTAACTCCATCCAGATCAAACGCGACAAATGAATGCTTTAAGTGGCGTCGCTCTTTATTAAGTTCGCTGCATCCAGATGACGCAAAATTACTTGGTGCTAGGCTATCGGAGAAAGATCAGGCTTTCGGCTATATTGCTGCTAATACTTGGCTAAGAAAGGTGATAGGTCGCTATCAGCTGTTAGCTAAGCTTTCTACGCTTAGGCCAGTGGTTGCTAAGGAAGCGAATCGTTTGGCGCATTACCTTGATGAAGCAAGTGCCTATGCTTGGTTGAAAAGTGTCGTTCAGCGTTTGCAATATTGTGACACCTTAATTACCGATTTAAGTGGCGATACGTTAGCGGCTTGGGCTTGGCAAAAAAGTCATGGCTTTGAAGTCGAATTGGTAAAAATAGGTACTCGATCCAATGCTGAAGCGGTGAAAGCTTATATAGAGCTTCATTTGCGACAAGCTGACGTTGATTTTCACAACTGGCAAGATAATGACAAGGTTGCAGGTCTTGCTGCTCGCATGATTACCGCTAAATGGTGGGTGAGACAAGCGAGAAGGCAATGGATCAAGGTTGAGCAGGTATTAAGAGAGTGTGGTCAGGTTCACAAATATGCTTCACCTTATGTATCCCACTGGTCTCTGAAAAAAGAACAACAAAAGCAGGCGAATCAAATGGCTTTTCTAGAAGGCTGGGAAGCCATAAATGATCAAGGCCAAGCTTATAGTTTGGCGCAACTTGCTGAGTTAGGTGTGGCTAGCCCTGACAAGCGTTTTGCTGAGCTTATGGTCCGAAGCCGAGGCTTGGAAGAGGTCGCGCAAGAGCAGGATCATGATGCTTGGTTTATTACCCTGACTTGTCCTTCAAAATATCATCCTATCTCGCAAGGTAGGCGTAACCATAAATATCGATTGGCAAAAAGTCCAACCGTGCAAGAGGCTCATGCTTATCTAAATCATGTGTGGCAATGCTTTAGGGCCTGGTGTCATCGTCACGGCATTGCATTTTATGGTGTTAGAACGGTGGAGCCTCATCATGATGGTACACCTCACTGGCATCTAATTGTGTACCTAGATAAAGCGCAATCCGATCTCTTTTTAGCTGCATTTAAACGTTACGCGCTAGCGGAAGATGGTCAAGAAGCGGGTGCTGAAAAATACCGATTTAAAGTGCTTAAAATAGTGCCTGAAAAGGGAACCGCGACCGCTTATATCACAAAACACATTTCAAAAAATATCCATGGTAAACACCTTGATACAGACCATGCAACAGGCCGTTCTGGGGTAGATGCTGCTAAGCGTATTGTGGCTTGGGCAAGATTAAATCGAATCAAACAATTTCAATTTATCGGTGGTGCTTCTGTCACTGTATGGCGCGAATTAAGGCGACTACAGATTAAGGCTGCTCCTCGTGCATTTGCGGCCATTTATCATGCTGCAAATAGAGCGGATTATGCAGCTTTTATCAAACTTATGGGCGGTGTTTTTGCTGGGCGTAAACAAACACTGGTTACGCATTATAGTGATCCAGAAGAGAACCAATATGGCGAAATGGTGAAAAGCATTAAAGGTGTGGCAAATGGCATAGAGGTTGTTATTACGCGTCTTTATGAATGGCGAGTACAGCGTAAGCAGTTGGGGTCTATCGAAGAAACAGTCTCTGAACTTACTTGGACTAGTGTCAATAACTGTACGCCAAGCCGATTACTCAAGCATGCTCACATAACGAATCAAACTCAAGCAAATTAATTTAAACAAACTAAGGAGAGTTCCATGGCATTTCGTATTGAATGTCCTAATTGCCAATCTAAGGCCGTCATTTCTAACAGTAATAATATCGCTAAAGATATTGACCAGGTCTTTATGAAAGAGCTGTATTGCCGCTGTTTGAATATAGAAACCTGTGGTTGTACCTTTGTGGTCTCGGCCTCATTCTCCCATTACCTGAACCCACCGCAACAAGATATTGTGGCTATGGCCAAGGAGATTCTAAAGAAAGAGCAACAGCTTAAGCTGGAAGAAGGGAGGTGTTAAACTCTCATTTAATTTGATGTGAATCGGTTAAGTTTATTGAATAAGCATGAGAACTAGATTTAATGGCAAACTTTGATAAAGCGTTTAATTTACGAAGGCGGCATCCAACTGGCATGTTGCATATGCTTGCTAATGAAGTGCAAAGCAGACTTACCCGGTTAAGCTATCGTGCAAGCTTAGATGTGAGCTATGGACCAAGCCCTGGTGAAAAACTGGATATCTTTCCTGCGGCGAAGGCGAATGCTCCTGTGTTTATTTTTATTCACGGCGGTTACTTTAGGGCGTTAGACAAAGCTCAATATAGTTATTTGGCACAAGCTTTTGTGAAAGCTGATTGTACCTTGGTATTGGTTAATTATGACTTAGCGCCAAAAGTGACGGTTAAAGAAATAGTTGATCAAAACGTAAAAGCCTTTGCTTGGGTGCATAAGAATATACATAAGTGGCAAGGAAACCCTGAACACCTTGTTGTTGGTGGTCATTCAGTGGGTGGTTTTTTAACCGCTAAAATCCTTGCTCATGATTGGCCTCAAGAAATAAAACAGAGTATCAAGGGGGCTGTTATGCTAAGTGGGCTTTATGACCTTAAACAAATGCAGCAGTCCTTTTTAAATAAAGTGTTAAACCTGAGTGATCAGGAGGTGGCTGAATTAAGCCCTATTTTGGAAACAGGTGTATTTAACTTTGTTCCTCACATCATTATGGCAGTGGGAAATGATGAAACGAACGAGTTCATTCGACAAACCCAGGTTTATAGTGAGAAGCTAAAAAAAGAGAATTGTCGTTTGGACTGCTTATTTTTAGAGGGCAAAAATCACTACACAGTATCGCGCTTATTAAGTCATAAAGAGAATACCTTAATGGAGAAAATATTCACTTTGTTGGTTTGATCCTAAGTTATTCACTCAGTGTTTTTTGAAGATGGATTGCAAAAAGGATGTTGATATTTTGAAGTTGGTTTTATCTATTTTACTGCTTTGTACTTCGCTACAAATACAAGGGAAAGAAGCTATGTCTCAGGAAAACGTACCTCAGGAAAAGGTGTCAAAGGAAAGTGACTTGAAAGCAGCCATATTCATGGAGAGCATGCCAACAGGCTTTGTTGTTCCACCTGCAGAAACACAGCAAGATAGTCTGATATTAGAGCAAATTAAAAAAGTGGGTTGGTACAACCTGCATATAGGGCAAGAGGATAATCAAGCTGCTTTCTCATTTAGCATTGGTCATTTTCAACAACATAATCACCCTGAGTTAATTCTAGTTGGCTTGCCTGCCGAAGTCGCAAATCAGTTATTAAATATTGCGGTTGTTAAAATTGTCGGTGCAAAAGAAAGGCTTGAGCCTTATAAAAAATATGATGACTTTACTGAAGGCCTTGCTGTGGCTTTTATTCCTGTTGAGTTAGACTTTTATCGAGATTATCTAGGCTACGCAAACTGGTATTATGGTGGCTTACCAAAACCTTACCCTGTCTTGCAAATGGTGTGGCCTGACCGAGAGGGTTATTTTCCTTGGGAGGCAGAATTTGATACGAGTTTTAAACAAGCTCAGCCGCTATTAGGTTTCGGGCCAAACAAACCCTAATTAAGTTAGGATTAGTCTGTATTAAGACTAATCCTATGGCTTCTTCTTATTATCTTTCTACCTAATTATCCAGCGTATTAACCGCATTTTCTAAGTTAGTTTCTAATATGTCAGTATTTGACCCAATTTCTTGAGCTAACGCTTCTAATGCCTGATTAAGCTCTGTTATTGCGGTATTAATATCTCTTTCAAATCCTGTCACAGCCGCTTTCGTTTCCTGCTCAAAGCTAATTGCAGCGTTCTCAATACTTGTTACAAGTACAAGCTTGTTGCTTAAATCATTTGATAGGCTTTTTAATAAGCTATCAATTGTTGTTGATAAACTATTTACTTGTCCCTCTAGCTGATTACTTAAGTCATGAATAGCGTTTTCAGATTGATTTGAAAAATTTGTTGCTTGATATTTAACTTGGTCGATTAGCTCATCGTATTCAGAAATAAAGTCATCTATGTCTGATTCCACGTCTTCAAAGGCATGATTAATATCTTCTTGAATGGCGTCTTTTTCTGCTTCATAGTCATTGATGACATCTTCTGTATCTATGCCCTCTTCAAGAACTTGAACAAGATCATCTCCTAGTAAGTTTTCGACATTGCGCTCTATGGCAAACTTAAGTTTGTCATCGGCAAATTGACTGATAAGCGAGCCAACACATTCGTCCTTAATTAAGCTTTGCAAACTAAAGGACGTTGCCATTTGTTTGTGGGCTAAATACATTTGGCTTAAATTGTTTACTTCAGTGCTGACTGTGTTTGTAAGATAAACCACTTGTTCATCTAATACGCTTTCTAAGCTTTTTAATTGGCTACTAAAGCCAGTGGCAAACTGTGTGAGATCATCAGCAATGGGAAGCAAGATAAGGTTTTTAATTTCAGTAAGCTTAGTTTCATAGTCATTAAGCTTAGTTGTCAGGCTCGTTTGATAGGCTAGTAGCTGAGTTTCTGTACTGCTTATGTTTTCCATAAGGTTTTCTTGATACTCATCTAGACTCGCTTTATAGCTTGCTAGACTTAAACCGAGTTCTTCTTCATATTTGGCTGTGCTAACGGCAATGCTGGCTTCATATGCATTCACTTCATCTTGATACTTGTCTAAACGGCTATCTAGATTTTCCAAATATTCATCTTTACTTTTTTCGACTTGCGTTTGGAAATCTTCTAAGCTTTTTACCTGGTTTTCCTGATAGCTAGTTAAGCTTTCTGCTACCGTTTTCTCGAACTGAGTTAAATCATTCTTAACGGTATCGAGTGTCTTCTCAACATCTTCAATCTCTTTTTCAAGTCGGCTTAACTCGGTTTCCAGTGTTTTAAGGTCAGTTTTCAGTTCATTAACTTCGTTATTAAGGCCATCTTCTAGATGAGTTAGTTCGGCTTCAAGGCTATCTATATTTTGCTCTAAAAAATCTAAGCCTTGTTCGAAATTAATCATAAGATCATAAGTGGCATTTAAGTTTGAGTCTGCAACCCCTGCTAAGGTGCCTGCAAGGCTATTAATGTTAGTGCAGGATGTTGGCAGTTCAGTGAGATAAGAGTCGACTTCTTTAATCGCTGCTGCAACTTGCATATCTTCTAGAAAGCTTGAGATTCTAGCCTCAAGGTGAAGCTGTAGTTTGACAACACCTATTTGATAATTTTCTAAACTTAATTCCGCCTTACCTAAGTCTCCTGAATAACTTGCATTCAGATTAGGCTGTAACGATTGTGAAATCTGGCCTAATACATTTTGTATTTTTGTTTCTACTTGTTCTGCTTTTTCTTTTACTTTGGCACTAATTGCCGTGGTACTGCTTTTAAAATTAGCCCCTTGTTCAAAGGCGTTAAAAATATCCTTATTAAAATTAAGACCCATGTCTTTTTTCCTTTTTCATGTATGTGTTGCTAGCTGTTTGGTTGCTTATTTAGCCATGCTTTATGCGCTGACAAGGGCATATTACCTATCAAAAAACGTATAAATAACGCTTTTTAGGACAGTGTTTTGTGATACCTGAAAAATCGCAATTTAGTGGATTTTAGTCGCTGGAAGCCAGTCTCTGGCTGGCTTATTCTGCACCTATCGACAAGGCAAGGATGTCTTAAGGGGCCAATAGGATGGCCCAGGGAAGCAAGGATCTTCTCGTCGATCACTCTTAGGAGTAAGAGGGCAAAAGCCCAATCTATAAAGCAGTAAAAGAGAAGCGAGTTTATGGAAAAGCTTGAAGCACTAAAAAGTTACTTGATTGCAAAATCAAACTTATCGGCAGGCGCTATCAGTGCACAAGTGCAAAGCATGGTGCTAAAGCCAAAAGGTGTGGATGAAGGGAATCAAGTCTTGCTGCATAACCTGAGCTACCGCGCAGTCATTAACCTAATTGGCTTCCCTTATCAGGTGCAAAAGATTGCTAGCTTTAATGCTCATCTGATGACCTGGCTGGCAGACAATGATGACAGGGAAGAGTTGGAAGACGCTTACCCAAGTATCTCAGTCGATCTGCAAGATGCTCAAACCGCTAATTTAGCAGTGAGTTTAGGGTTTGAAGAGCCAGTGTATATCTCTTCAAGTCTTGATGGTGAGATTGAGTTTGCCGATCAAACTTGGGTCTTGGGTAGCGCAGAAATAGATTGGGCTTTGAGTGCTGAGGTAACAGGGAATCTAGTGAACTTAGCAAATTAAAGGAATAAGAGGTTAGGTCAGGAAGACCAATATCCAGCATGTTATCTGCTTATTTAAGGATAAATAGACAGAGGCAATGTGGATAGAAGGAGAAATGAAAGGGCCCAAGGATGATGGCCTGACATTTCTAAAGCGTCAGCGCTAGGGCAGGAGTAGCCCTAGCGTTATGACTAAAAAGTTAAACAAAACAGGAAGTTAAAATGGCTTTAGGACAAGTTAGCGTAAGTGACGTAGATTCAGGGCAGGGAGACTTTTCCTCTCCAGAGCGTCAGTTCTTATTTATTGGTAAGGCAAGCGCGAATCTAGATAGCATTCTGTATCTAGATCAAAGCTCAGATTTAGATGTGCTTTTGGGCGCATCGGCAAGTGGCTTAAAAACAAGCTTAGCGGCCGCTAAGGCAAATGCTTCAGCAAATTGGACCGCCGTTGTGATGCCAAGAACCAATGAAGGTGAATGGCAAACAGCATTTGATATTGCCATGGGGCAAAACATTGTATGTGAAGCCGTTGTGGTGGCTGATGCGATTACGATTCAAAGTGAGTTAGATCTTATTGCGACTGCGATTGCGGATACTGAAAACAACTATGGTCGTTCTCTTTTCTTTGTGGCAGCGACAGCAGCACCAGCGGCTTCAGACAAATGGGATGCTTTCATTAGTGCCTTTGATACTTTGCAAGATGGTGTGGCGTCAACTGGCATTATGCTGATTCCAGAAGTGTTTGCGGGTTGGATGGGGACAGTCTGTGGCCGTCTATGTAATGAGGCTGTGACTATTGCTGATACACCCATGCGTACTCAAACCGGTGCCATTGTTGGCTTATCAACACTTCCCTCTGATGTGGATGGTACGGTTTTCAATATGGCTCATGCCAAAGCGCTGAATGATGCCAGAGGGACAGTGCCGCAAGTTTATCCTGATTATGACGGCATTTATTGCAGTGATGGTATGACACTTGCGCCAGAGGCCAGTGATTATGCTGTGATTGAAAACCTGCGTGTCGTGAATAAGGCCAAGCGTCAGGTGCGTATTCTGGGCATTAAAAAAGTCGGTAACCGTGAGCTAAACAGCACTCCTTTGTCGATTTCCGCCCATGAAACTTACTTCATGCGTCCGATCATAGATATGAGTAAGAGCTTAACCTCCAATGGCATTTATAAGCCAGGTGAAGTGAAACCACCTCTAGATGGGGATATCACAATTAGTTGGGCATCACGAACCAAGGTGCAAATCGCACTTTTAGTTCGTCCTTACAACTGCCCTAAAGCGATTCAAGCTTATATCGCCCTTAATCTAACTAGCGAGGTTTAGCATGCAACATATTTCGGGATCAGATATCAATATTTCCATTGGTACTCAGATTATTAACGTTAAGCAATACACCTTAAATGTGGAAGACGGCATTAAGCCAACCACGACTCGCGGTGTGCCTGATGGCTTTGTGCGTGGTGCTGTCTCTGCCAGCGGTGAAATCACATTGGATACTCAAAGTTATAACAAGCTGGTGGAAGCGGCTAGAACGGCAGGCTCATGGCAGCAACTTGGCGTGTTCGACATTGTTGGTTTGGGTAAAACCCTAGATCAAGAGTTTAAAACGGCGGCTTATGGTTGCAAGTTGCGCCTGAGTAAGGTGCTAGATGCCAGTGGTGAAGGTGGTGACAAGCTGGAGCATACCATTGCTTATGATGTGACTGATAGCCGTTTTATCGAAATCAATGGCGTGCCTTATTTGGATAAAAGTTTCATTGAGACTCTAGGCTAATGGAGCAAATAGATTACCTAGTGGTGCACTGCTCAGATACACCTAACGGCCGAGAAACTCACGCTCAAGACATCCATAGATGGCATTTAGAACAGGGCTGGGACGGCATAGGTTATCACGCAGTAATCACCTTAAAAGGCGAGGTGCAATGGGGCCGGCCAAGGTATTGGCAAGGTGCTCATGCTGACCCTTTTAATGCTAAGTCTTTAGGTATCTGTCTTATTGGAAGGGATGAATTTACTAACGCACAGATGAGAGCGCTAGAGGGGCTTTTACTGTCGCTTAAGTTGGATTATCCCAAGGCAAATGTGGTGGGACATAGGGATCTGAACTCTCATAAAACCTGTCCAAATTTTGATGTCAAAACCTGGTGGTCAGGTGTTGAACAAAAAGGGATAGATTAAATGTTGGGATTAATCACTGGCCTGCAAAGTCTTTTGGGTGCCTTAGCGGCACCCATTTCTAAGGCTTATCAGGCAAAGCAGACAAGGAAAGCAGCGGCAGAATCTGCACAAGCCAAACTTAAGCTGGTGGGCCAAGAAAAGCGTTTTGATTTGGACTTAAAGGAAGCCGAATGGGAAGCGTTGGCCAAGCAGCAAGAGTCTGCTTCTTGGAAAGATGAATACGTGACTTTGATTATTACTTCGCCTTTCGTGCTGCTCTTTCTTGCTGCTATGGCCAGTGGTTATAGCGGGGACATGCGCTATCTAGATGCAGTCAATCTGGGTTTAGAAAGTTTGAAGTCCTTAGGGGTTGAGTTAGGCGAGTTATTAAAAATAGTCGTACTGGCGGCTGTCAGTATTAAGGGCATGGGATTGTTAAGGAAATAGGGAGGCACACATGGAGAAATCCACAGTAGCCACCGCATATGGGGCGTCGATAACTACGACGCTTGCAGGTTTTTCAATGAATGAATGGGTTGCCATGGGTGGCTTGATCATTGGTATCGCAACATTTTTAACCAATTTTTGGTTTAAACGAGAGCACTTAAAACTGGCTCAGAAACAAGTACAAGGAGAGTAACAATGGCACAACTAATTGAGATCACCATAGGTGATACAGATTTCGAATTTAAGGTAACAGACAAAGAGTACAACAAGTTTGTTGATGCCATGGCCAAAGGTCAAACAGTCTTACCTGCATACAACTTTTTGTCGTCAACGGTTAAAAGTGAGCAGCATGCAAGCTTGAAAGCCTTGATGGTGAATGAAGATTCACAGCCAAAAGCTAAATTGGTTATGGATGTGATGGGGATTCTAACGGACGAGTTTTCGAGTGATTTACCTACGGTGGTAAAGCTGCGCAGGCGTTCCGGGACAGCATCGACAAAAATGGCTTCGAGCAACTCGTAACCTTGAGGATGCGCTGGCTTCCTCATGAAGATGATGAACCGGAAAGCCTAGGACGGGCGCTTTGGTTAGAAGAAAGAGAAATAAACAGGGAAACGGCAGCCATTGCCAATGGTATTGCCAAGGCCTTTGCAGGGAAGTAGCTAGGGGCAAAAAATGGAAACACTGGAAAAATTACAGCTGAGCCTTGGCAAGCTAAATCAGTTTACGAATGCTTTTGATGGGATGCAAAACAGCGTTCAAAAGCTGGCAAATGCTATGAAGAGTGCTTTTGAAGCGCCATTAAAGGCCGTTTCAAGTTTACAGGCAAGTTTGCCAAAGGTTACCCAAGCTGTTGTAGATATTAAGACTGCCTCAGCAGGCAATATGCTTCTAGACCCAACCCAAGGGGTGGGAGCAAATGCGAACCTAACTGCTGTGTCCAATAGCCCAGCAGAAGAGGTTGTTATGGATGTGGCGGAGCCAGTTTCTAGGTTGCAGCTTTTGCACGACTCATTAGGGAAAGTGAAGGGGCAAGTTGCCAGTTTAAAAACCTTAAGTGGCGATAACATCATGGGGCGTGTGTTTGGGGATGCCAATATCTCTGCCTACACGGATTCTTTTGCCACATTGAAACAAGGTTTGAATGAGCAACTAGCGCTTTGGCCTGCATTGAATACCAAGATTCAGGCGCTTTCTGGCAACCTAATGTCGCAGCTCTCACCCATGTTAGGTCCTTATATTGATGAGGTAAAAGCCATGGGGAAAAGCCTAGATAACTGGACTGAGAAGTATCCAAATCTTGCAAATGCGGTTAATACGGCAGAGCAAGCTTTAGGGTCCATGATGGAAGTGATCAATATGGTGGGTGTCGCTCAGGAAATGCTGAACTTGGCCAAAAGCCATGCCATAACGCTTTCGCAAAATTGGTTAGTAAAGAATTTGGTTATTACGCCTCTGCTCAAATTACAGGCAGCGGCAGTTTGGATATTAAATGGCGCAATGAAAGCCATGGTAGCAACAGGGCCTTTGTTGATGGGGGTATTTACCTCTCTAAAAGCCGGTGTACTCACAAGCTTGCCAGCTATTTGGAGTTTTACTGCGGCTTTATTGGCAAATCCGATTACTTGGATTGTGGTGGGTATCACGGCCTTGATCGGTGCCCTTGTCGCCATGGTGGTTTACTGGGATGAGGTGAGTGCCGCTATAGGCCGCTTTACGGATTGGGTCTTCTCTTCGTTAAGCCAGGGCTTTAGCTTTATCAAGGACTTGTTCGCTGACAATGAGTGGCTCAAATTAGCCTTCTTTCCTCTCTATGCTGTGATTGAAACAGTCGATTTATTGATGGGTACATTTGAGCAAATTCCCCAGTGGTGGGGAGAGTTTCAAGTCTGGCTGGGTGAGCTATCCCTTATGCCTAACATGAGCTTTGATTTTGCCTTTATTGAAACCATCAAAGTTGCTTGGAGTGAACTAAAAAACTGGCTTGCGAGTTTGAATCCTTTTGCTTTTGTCGGAGAGTCGGCTGACTGGATTAAAAGTAAATTGAGCTGGCTGCCGGGTATGGATGCGAGCTCAGATATCAAAGCAAATCAGGGCTTGTCACAAAAAGTTGCTGAGCAAGGTATGGCGCAAGGTGCAAACCTCACCTTGCCAGGAGCAGAGGCATCTCAGACTGGTGAGCAAGGCGGCTTATTTCAGACCTTCAGTAATTTATTTGCCAGTACCAGTAAGCAAAGCCATGTGGAAAAAATTGAAGTGAATAATTATGGCCAAGGGGTACGCGGTGATGAATTGGCCCATGAAATGGAAATGCAGGTGGGCTAATGGACAGCATAGATTTAAGCATCATAGATGATGACTTGGTATTAAACCAATTGGGAGAGCCTGAGCTTAGGGCAGAGGCAGATTGTATTGCACAAGACCTAAGACACATGCTTAGAGAAAAAGGTTATGCCTTTAGCATGATAGGTGAGAGGAGTCAGGTAAAACTGGCCACTCTCACCACTCAGGTAGAAATCGAAATGGAAAACGATACACGTATTTACCCAGGGACGGCCAAGGTGGCGCTAATAGGGGAAGCACTTAACTGTAGTGCACGTACGTTAAATAACGAAACGATAGAGGTAACCCTATGAAGGAATTTGAAAGCCTATTAAAGGATGAAGGTGTACCCATTACCGAAGCTGAGATTAAGGTGGCATTTAAGCAAACCGTGACCGATTCTGGCTCTAAAATCAGTAATGATTCTGCCTATAGCCCATTTTGGCGCTTGATCTCAGCGGTCGCGGTTCAACCTGTGATCTGGCTGGTGAATGCTCTGGTGCAAAGTGTTATGCCACAGTTTTTCTTAAAGACAGTTGGAGAGGGTTTTATTGACCTTTGGGGTAACAACTATGGGGTAGAGCGAAAAAAAGCTCAACGGTTAGAAGGTCGGCTGCAATTTACTCGAGCAGATCAAGAAGGGGATATTGAGATTCCACTTGGTACACGGATTCGTACCGAGCCCTTGAATGACATTGTCTATGAATTGGAAACAACTTATCCAATCGTGCTGGGTAAAGATGATAACTCGATTAGTGTGCCAGTTCGCGCTGTGGCGGAGGGCAAGGCTTATAACTTGGAAACGGGCCAGTATGTGAACTGTGATATCCAGGGTGTCACTGTGACGAACCCTGATGCTTGGATTCAAGTAGTCGGGGACGATGATGAAGACATTGAAGCTTATCGCCTGCGTATTCGTAATGCTTTTAACTCCTTAAGTCATTATCACACGGATGGGGTATATCGACATTTGATTGCGAAGTTTGCTGGTGTTTCCACTGACATGATTTGGTTTGAACATGGTGTGAAAAGAGGTGGAACTAGTGTGATACCAGGCGCGGCTGATGCTTATGTTTTGTTCGAGCTTGATGCCCCCGCAGATAGTTATCTAGAGATTATTAATCGCATGATAAGGGATGAAGGCTACCACGGGCATGGCGATGACCTACTGGTTAAAAAAGTGCCCGATTTACTGGTAGATATGAATGTGTCGGTTTACTTTCCTGTGGCATTAACGGCGGAAGAAAAGGCAGCTAGTTTGGCAGGCATTGAGCAGGCGATTGAAGCGGCTTTTAGGTCAAATTCGGCTTATGTGATGACACAAACTCAGCCCTATTCGCGCTTTTCATTTACTCGGTTAGCCAGTGAGGTTTATCAAAACTTTCCTGAGATAGAGAGTATTGATTTTAAGGCCATTACTGATGGGGAAGAGGTGATTGGAAGCCACATAAATGCTGAACTTGAAATCCCTCGTTTGGCCTCACTCAGTGTGCAAGAGGGTTAGTTATGGTTGCTAAATTTGAGTTGCCTGTATGGGTTCGAGAAGGCAAAGAAATTAACAAGCTAGCGGATGCTTTTGCGACCTTTTGGGATAAAACGGAAGATTGGATAAAAACACCACTTAACCAGCTAGATGCCGAAACTTGCCATGTCTATGTGCTAAAGCTTTTGGCGTATCAAAATGATATTGACCGATTCGCTGATGAGCCAGATGAGCTCTTTCGAAAACGGGTAAAACACGGGGTAAAAAATGCCATAGATGCGGGCAGTAAAGGCGGCTTTAAAGAGGTTCTAGCTCGCTTTGATGTGCCCTTGTATGGGCAGATAGAAAGAGACAGTGAAAGCGACTGGGATGTTATTACCCTTTGGTTAGCTGACTCTAGTTTGACCCAAAATCCAGAGCTTGCTCACCATATTATTCGCCAATACGGCCGAACCTGTCGCCGTTATGAATTTTTGATGGTGGATGCTATTGAGTCCATCGCCGTAGAGGGATTTAGCTTTGGTATTGATAGAGGGGTAGAGCAAATAAATGGACGAACGGAATATGTATTTGCTGATACGACAGAGCCTGCTAAGGCAAGTATCGCTCAGCATTTTATTGAACGAAGCGAAGATAGGATAAATGCAATTTAAGGACGAATGATGACAGATATAGTAAGTGGAACAGTAACAGATGCAGGGGCGCGCTACATTGCCCAAAAAGCAGCGAGTTTAGAGCCTGTGGTGGTCACCCACTTTATCTTGGCTAATGTACCTGGAGCGGATGAAACGACACCAGCAGACCCGAGTATGGGGATACCGGTTGATAGCCAGTTAGTTGGTGGCGAAATAACAGCACAAGACCCCCATTATAACGATGACAATGCCGTGACTTATTCACTGGTATTAGGAAGTGATGTTGGCAGTGAAGTTGGCGGAAATGGAACGCCATTTGATTTTAATTTTTACGGCATAGTCACTGACACAGAAGAGTTATTAGCCTACTCATACATTCCGTTGAATAAAAAACGAAAAGGCATAGGTCAGGTGATTAACCGTAATCTAGTTGTGCCTTTTAGTAATGCTAAACAACTCACGGGTGCAGATCTGCCATTGGAATCTTGGCAGTTTGATTACGAAGCAGAAATGCTCGCTATGCAAACCAGCATAATGCAAAACAGCGCCGCAACTATCTCAGCTTTAAGCAGTGCCATTAAGAATCATGAAAGATTATTAACTCTGGAAGGGAAACTATGAGTGAATTAAGTACAGCGACGGCAGCGTTAACGCTAGCTGCGTCTGAAATGAAAGATACTAAGGAATCATTTGAGTCAATTAGGGTTGATGCAGATGTTGCTATTAATGAGGTAAATACTAACTTTGCTGAAAAAGCGGCTTCATTAACGATTATGGCCACAGATGGATACCGTAAAGCCATTGAAGATGCCAGCGGCGGCCGTAATACGGTCATTTATGATGCGCAAGGTAACCCCAATATTATGGTGGTGATTCCCCGTTTTAACTGTGAAGACATCAACGATGCCGTGTTTGCTAAAACAGGCGTTGATATGCGGTTAGGCACAGGTACACATCCAGCATTTAAGACTAATGGTGTGGACCGAGGGGAAATATTAATAGGTAAATATTTAGCCTCTGAGGGAGCTAACGGGGGGTGCTCTGTCATTGGTGGCGTGCAACCAAAAACAAGCGTTGATTATGATACGGCCAAATCTCTTTGTACAAATAAGGGTGAAGGTTGGCACATGATGTCTATTCATGAGTGGGCAGCTATTGCGCTTTGGTCCCTAGCGAATGAAACAGTTCCTCGTGGTAATACGAATTATGGTCGTGCTCATGATGCCAAGTGGGAAGCTGCATTACGTTCAGATGGTGGCTTGCCTGGAGATATTTCAGGAACTGCACGAAGCGATACAGGTTCAGGACCAGATACATGGGCACACGATCACGGCGCTTTCGGAGTTCAAGATCTGGTTGGAAATGTGTGGGAACGGGTGGATCAAATGAAATTAGAAGATGGACAGATTATCACTTCACTTGATAATGATCCTTCCCTCACAGAAGAGAATTGGCATCGTTACTCAGCATATTTTGACTCAACATTAAATACCACCTCAGGGGAAGCTGGATCTCCTGTGTTAAGCAGTGGTATTACAAATCGTAATGGGCCTATTGGTGACCTTAGTAACGGAGCTTATATGTATAACGGTGTAATTTCATCAATCACGAAAGGTGCTGGTTATATAGAACGTGAAGAGTTGCGCCGACTTCTTATAGAGTTTGAAGGAGCGTCGAAGTTAGACGGATCGCTCTACGTCCGCAACTATGGTGAACGAATCCCTTTACGCGGTGGAAGTTGGGTGAACGGTGGAGATGTTGGAATAGGTGCATTACATTTGACTATTTCTCGTTTACATAAAGACGGATATGTCGGCTTTCGCCCAGCTTATTTTGTTTAAAAGGAGTTTGAATGAATACATACATTTTTAATGGTCAAACCCAAACTGATTTTACCAATGAATACATGCTTACTTTAGGTATGAACAACGAGCAAATAGAGTCAGTTCTAAATCAAAAAGCCTTTGAGTTGTCACAAAACTTAGATAAGCGAAAACGAGCTTATAAAGCTGAATCAGACCCTCTTTATATGGAATGGCAGTTTGATCAGGCCCCAGAGTCCGAACAAGCATGGAGAAACAAGGTTGCAGAAATAAAAGCGAGATATCCGTTAACGGATAATTAGTGATGAAATATAGCTTAAATAGAGTGAAGGTTAAAAGGAATTTAACATGAGTGATTTTACAGATTCTTTAGTTGCGATGAAGGAAGCAACTGAAGAGCTAGTACAAACGAAGGAAATGTTTGAGACTATTTTTGATGGGTATCAGGGGACTCTAGCCGCATCAATTCAGGCTTTGCATGACTTAAAAGATTACGCAGAGGCGAATGGTAAAAACCAGCTATCCGTGATTTCTCCAGCTATAGTGACAGAATTATTAGCCGGCGATGAAGTACGTATTCTTATTTCAGAAACAAATGATATTGGTTCAATGACTCTTGATGTGAATGGTCAAGGAACCAAAAATATCATGAATGTCACAGCTGCAAATCAATTGCTTGCAGGGGCATTGGTAACGCTTAGATACGACGGCTCAGTTTTTTATGTTGTTGATCAAGTGAATCCTAAGACAGGCAATGCTATTTCAGATATTGGTAAGCTAGTAACAGATACCACAGATGTACTTAGCATAGGTGAAGTAGCGTTAAATGGTGCTGAAATTAGTCGAGAAGAATATTCGATTGCCTGGGCCAAAATTAAAAATACCTCAAATTTAATTGATCAAGCGTCAAAAGATGCTGACCCAATAACCTATGGTGGTTTCTGGGGAGAAGGTGATGGTTCAACTACTTTTACTTTGCCTATAGTGGGTGGCGAATTTATCCGCATGTTTGACGATGGACGAGGTGTCGATACTGGACGTGGTTTTGCTAGTTGGAAAGATTGTGAAATCGCAGGTCATGAGCATGATGTGGGAATTGGTAGTATTTCACAATATGGTTTAGCAATGATTCCTTATGTCTATTCACAAGGTCAGAATACAACCATAAGTGCTTATAGGTATGGTGACAATACTGGTTTTGCGTTACCTGATGATGAGGATACAGCAAAAGCATTGGCAAACGCGAACGATGAAACCCGCCCTCGCTCTATCGCTTATTACGGTAAAACCCGCTTATAAAACATTATAAGTTTCTATTACATACACCTAGGCCTTTTTGAGCCTAGGTTAATTCAAGGATGAATTATTATGAGTGAAATACTCGATGCCATTAATGCATTAGGCGAAGCCACGCAAGATATGACGATAGCAAAAGAGTCGTTTGAGGCTTTGCGACAAGATACTGACCAGGCGATATCTGACCATTTAGCAAAAGATGATGCACATAGTCAGTACCTTAAAACAGAAGACTTTAACGAAGCTGAGTTAGAGCGAAATATAGTATTAAAAAAGTTGCCAATATACCCTGAAGTTTTAACTGATGATAATCGTCTGGAAGTGACTATCAACAGTTCTTCGGTTTCTGTTGCCGATGGCCAGAGCTTCATTTTCTATGGCTGGCTAGAAGTGAATACGTCTGATTATGCTGTTAAGTCTTTTTCATTTGATAGTGCTAAAACTTACCATTTAAGGTTTAACTTAACAGAAGGTTTTTATTTTAAAGACCTTGCTGATCTAACTTATAACTCTAATTCGTTAGAAGACCATGATATAGCCTTTGATACGGGTTATGACGATATGTTAGTGGCAGAGGTCAAGAACGGTGTTTTGAAGGTCTATAAAAATGTGTCTGATATACCGAAAGGTGTATTTGCAGCTATTGAGACTATGGACTCGACTCAAATGAGTGGCACTAAAGACCTTATGGTGCTTTCCTTGGATCATGGTTTTGCTAGGGCTCAAAAAGTTCGTATAAAAACAAGTTTCCTTCATTCATCTGTAACTCTTGGTTATGGATTTTCACGTTTAACTTTAAATGAAGACGTTATTTATTCCACGGGTAGATATCATGTTGGAGATGATGGTACTGGATATCAGTATCAGGCAGTAAATTCGGGTGAATATGAGTTTGTATTAGAACGAAGGCACATAGACTCAATTCTTAGTTCTACATTAGAGACTGGCACTTTATATTTTAATTGCAACTGGTATGCAGGCTGGTCTCACCTGAATGCCGTCTCATACTTAAAAGCGGAGGTTATCTAATGTTTGCAATTCTTAATAATGACCTAGTTGTAGGCCGTACTACTCAAGCTCAAACTCATAATATTGAGTTGGCAAGTTCTGTTGATATTACCAAACTGCGCTTTGATGGTGTGAAGTATCTTGATATGACAATAGAAGAAAGGACGTCTTTCTTTATTGATGAATACGGTAGAAAGCATATTGTGCTGAATGAAAGCTGGCAGGCATTAGAATGTCATTTCAACGATGCTTTAGTGAAGGATAATGATGTTTGGCGTGTTCGAAAGGCTGAAGATGATTACCAAGATGCTTATCAAGCTGTTGATGATGCAAGACAAGCGGCTTATACCGCCAGAGTACGTCCGCTTCTTGAGGAGGCAGAGATTAAAGCGCATCTTGGTGAGACTGATGAATATGCTCGTTTGATGGACCTTGCCGTGGTTGAGCGAGAGAGCATTCAAGCAGAGCTCCCTTGGCCAGAAGCATTGGTAAATTTGGCTGCTGAGGTGCTAGTGGATGAGTCCCCATGATTACCCTCATTCTCAACAACACTAAAATCTCTGGCTATGGGGTGAAGGTGACGTGTGAGTTGGCTTTGCCGGAGGAGGATCTGTCTGGTCAAAGTTCTTCTTCGGCCACAGCTGAGAAGGGCTTTAAACCTAAGCGTCTTCGTGTGGCGATGAAGGTGAAATATGACGATGCGACTGAGCTTGCCAATATTGTGAGTTTGAGTACGGCTTTGGATGAAGATAAAGGTACTCGTTTGATTTACAACATAGAAAACCAAACGGCGAGAGCCTTTGCGGTTCGACAAGTACGCTTTAGCGACAAGGTGTCGGCGCAAGAGTTGGATGATGATCAAGCCTGGTCTGTGTCTTTTGTCTTGGTCGAACACCTTTCTATCCCTGAAAAAGTGGAAGCCATGAAGCTTAAGCAAAATGAGCCTAAGGTGGCGACAGCGGATACCAGTGTTGCCTCTGAAGCTGAGAGTGGCGAAACCAGTAACTGGCTGGATAATGTGCTTAAGTACTTGGATTCTGCCCTAGCCGATGAGGGGACAAGGAATGAAATATAACTTTGTACTCAAGGTAAACGGCGAGCAAGTGAACCTGGTTTCTCATGATGTTGCATTGGATGCGATGGCCGCTGGCCGTGCATCCTTTGTGGTGCAGTCTGAGAAAGCCTTAACAGGGTCTGTCTATTTCAGTTTTGGGATTAATAACGGACAAGAGCATGGCCATTTTTATGGCTATATAGAGCGTTCGACGCCTGCTTCAAATCAGTCTCAAACCCTATTTTGTCGAGAAAAGTCTAATGTGTTGAGCATGCGTGTGCCCTTGGCATTACGCAATAAAACACTTAAGGATTTACTGACAGAGGTGAAAGCGATAACGGGCTGTGGTTTTAGCTTACCTCAGTCTAGCTATGCTTCTACACCTGTGCCTTATTTTGTTAATACGGGTTCTGGCTTTCATCTGCTAAATAAAATCGCCCAAGTATTTGGCATAGAAGATTTTACTTGGCAGCAAAAGCGAGACGGTCTTATTTATATTGGCGCTTGGCCTGATAGTCATTGGGTTGACGTTCCCGTAGAGGTGCCAACAGCTGTGCTGGATAAACAGTTATCAACTCAAAGCGCTGAATTAATGGCGATTCCGGGTTTAAGGCCGGGTTACCTGCTTAATGGGAATCGTCTTTATAGCGTGAGATTGCAGGAAGCAAAAATGGTGGTGTCATGGAAAAAGCCTTAACGCGATTAATGCAAAAGAAATATCCCGAGTTAGCCTCAGGTTGGCATTTGCCTATGTGGGCGAAAGTAACGGATATTTTAACCCCTTTGGCAGGTGAGGTTGTGACAGAAGAAGCTCCTGTTTATTCTGTTTCAGTACAGCTTTTAGATGTAAATGGTGAGGAAGATACTGAGTTGCCGATTCTGGAGGATGTGCTTTTACCTGTGAATGCAGGTGGAGAACAAAGAGGGTTTTGGTCAAAGCCGAGTCTTGGTACCTTGGTTGAAATTGCTTTTATGTATGGCTCCCCCGCCCATCCTTTTATACGCTCAGTTTTTCCCCATGGTTTGAAATTGCCTAATATGGCGGAGACAGATCAAAGGTGGCAGCAGTCTGAGCAGGCTTATATTCAAGTCAATCAAGATAATGAGTGGGAAGCGAAAGGCAAAAGTAGCAAGCTCACCATAGAGGAAGACTTAACTGAGCAAATTGGCAAGCTACGCGAAATTATTGCGGCTAAGCATCATGTGGGAGATGAGTCGACAAATATCTATAGTCTGCTGCATGATTTAATGAATACAGTGGCTGATCTTGCGAATGTGGCAAGCTCTCATAATCATTCGTATTCATGGAGTGATCCAGGTGGTGCAGGGACAACTTCCCCGCCGATGCAATCCTCAAGTTACAGCCAAGCAAGTACTCAAGCCAGTGAGCAAGCGGGCAAACTCGCTCCGCTGCTAAAGTAA